GGACAAGATCCAAGGGTGGGAGGTATATCACAGTATTGACCTTTCGGCCTTTACTGATAGATTTCCTATCACCTTTGTTTCTGATGTCCTTAAAGGGGTTCTGCCGGGCTGGTATACTAGGGCGTGGGAGTTCGTGATGGTAGGACTCCCCTTCGAGACCAAGACTGGGTGTATTAAATACTCAGCTGGGACTCCGATGGGGGCCTACTCATCATGGGCTACCACAACTCTAGCCCACCATTTCGTCATGTACCAAGCATGCAAAGATGTGTCTATCCTATGGAAAGACGCACCTTATGTCATGCTGGGAGACGACGTAATGGTTGGGGATACCAGACTAGCAGAAGCATACCGAACACGCATCAAAGCTCTGGGAGTTGAGGTAGCGTCAGAAAAGACGTTCTCTTCCCAATTTGTGGGTGAATTCGCTAAGCGAATTATCTACAAAGGAGAAGAGGTTACCCCATTCCCAGTTTCCGGTCTTTCAGAAGTAGCTTCGAGGTGTTACCTCTTAGTTAACTATCTGATCGATGCTGAAACAAAGGGCTGGAGGTGTGTTAAAGGTGCCCCTGCTGCTGTATGTGACTTTTACGAGCACTAGATGGGTTACCGATCCAAACGGGTCGGAGAAATCCGTCTAGTAAGCTCGATCTGTGAACTCATGATTAAAACCATGAGGGGAACCGTTCAAGCTGACGTCTCACTAAATGAGATTGCCAGGTTGTTCGAATTCCGGATTCATCCACCCTTAACCTAGAATGAGAGCAATGCTCTACTTTCTAATGTTATGGTGGAGACCTTCGCAGAGTCGAACCCAGAAAATAGTAAGCCGGGAGCGAAGCCTTTAGGGCTTCTGGCCTCCCAATGCTTAATTATTTTAACTGAGATCGGCAAAGTCAATACAGTTGCCATTGACCTAATCAAGGCACTCCCAATTCTCCAAGTCTACGGATAGGTTGAAGAGGGATTCCTTGATTAGAAACGATAGGCGCGTAGAATTGACACTAAGGGAGAGGATTGGCCGCTATTATAGCGTGCCATGACCCAACCTTAGAGTGACCAGATCTTCATCCGGAGATCTGACCACATGGTCGCTACAGCGTCATACGTTATTGGGAAACGACTCAAAGATAGGTTCGAGATGTTAGAGATGTATCCTCAATAGAGGTAACCTCTTACATCCCAACCTACATCTGGTGCGATTCTCAAGCCTAATGGCCTACCTTATAGGTCGCAAACCTATAAGGACGTCTGGTAAATAGGGGGGCCGTAAGGCCTCCCGGGGTTCCAGACGCTTGTCCTCCAGAGCGGAGAGATCTG